ATCGTATTGAAGATGAAGATGATAGTCAAGATTTAATAGGGGCTGATGTTGATTACTGGTAAAATAGCTGAGAAACCAATAAAAAGATACGTGACTATGGATATAGGTGGTGATTCTTTTGAGGTTTGGAAGAAACAACCTGAAAGGATTGATGGTGATTTTGTTGATAAGTGGGTAGGAGAATATAAGCCTCTTTATGTAGGTGGTGGATTTATGAAGAGGATCAAGGCTAATAAGGTGGTGCAAGAATGGAATAGATATGAATTTAAAAAGTTTTACCCTAACTTAGATTGTCCTAAGTTTGGCGAATATTTCGAGGTGACTTTTAAATGAAACCAACCATTACGATTACTGAATACATCATCAGTTTGGTTTGTCTGGTCTTATTTTTTATTGGCACTATTGCTATAGCCGAAATCGATAACGCTAAGAAAGCCGCCCGCATTGCATCAAACTGGCAAATGAACTATCCAGATGCTATGTGGGCTGGTGGTAGATTACTTAGCGACCCTAACGAGGTAGTGTTAGTTAGACATGCTTTGCCAATGGTAAAGAGAGGCGAGATAATATACATAGACTTGAGGATAAACGGATTGCCTGAGCCTGTTCGAGTTGGGTTCAGGTACGAAATGTCGGATAGAGTCGATTTGAAGAGTTTTAAGAGGTGAATAAAATGGAAAAACTACCCCCACAAAACCCGGAGGCAGAAACGTGTGTACTGGGTTCTATAATCCTGGATGAAGACGATGAGGTCCGGTCTGATATATTTAGTCTCATATCAATGGATGACTTCTATTGTAATGTTAATCAGATTGTATTTAAGGCAATGTTCGCATTGCAAGCTGATAACCTCCCGATAGATTTAGTTACATTAAGGGACCAGTTGAATAAGACTGAATCTCTGAAGGTCGTTGGCGGCATTGATTATCTGATAGAATTAGCTGAAAGCGTTCCTACGTCAGCTAATGGTTCATACTATGCTAAGATAGTGAAAGAGAAGGCTACCTTGCGGTCTTATATTAAGATGGCAGGGCAATTGATTGAAGCTGCATATCATCCTGCTGCTGACTTATCTGTTATTGCCGATCAAGCTGAGTCTGCCTTGATGAAGGTGAGTGAACAGAAGCAGATAGTTAAACCGGAACATATCTCTGTAATTATGCCCAGAGTAGTTGAAAGTGTTAAACGGCGAGCCATACATGGTGCTGAAGGAATGGCTACTGGATTCAGAGATGTCGATGATGTGGTGGGAGGGCTACACGCTGGTGAAATGATTGTTGTCGCTGGCCGCCCTTCGATGGGCAAGTCTATTCTTGCTATCAACATCGCCACTAATGTCGCTGCCGCTGGGGGGGCGGTAGCGGTCTTTTCACTTGAGATGTCTGCTGACGCTCTGATTGAGAGGCACTTAGCCGCATCCAGTGAGCTTGGCTATTATCAGATGCAGAAGGCGTACCTGGGTGACGTTGGAATAACTATGATGGAATATGTTGCGGCACAAGAGTCTATGCTACCGCTACTTATCTGTGATTGCCCGAAGTTGACCCCGTATGGGTTAAGGAGTCAATGCCGGATATTGAAGCGTAAACACGATATCAAGCTGGTTGTGATAGATTATCTGCAATTGATGGAGATTAAGGGTAAGGGCAAGAGATACGAAGCGGTGGGCGAATGTTCCCGGTTAGTTAAGTTATTGGCAAGGGAGCTTGATATTCCTATCGTTGTGGTATGTCAGCTTAATCGGTCTGCTGATGATCGTACTAATAACCGGCCTGCTATGTCCGATCTGAGAGAGTCTGGTTCGCTTGAACAGGATAGTGACACTATCATGCTCCTTCTCCGTGACGATTACTATAAGAAGGATAAGGCACAACATGATGGTATGGCTACACTTATAGTTGCCAAGCAAAGGAACGGACCAACTGGAGACATTAAGCTACGATTTGAAGGCAATAACATGAGGTTCTTGGACGCATGAAAGGAATAATAAATGCCAAGTAAAGAGCGTAGAGATGCAGATAGAGAGCGTACAGAAGCGAAACTGGCCAAGTCTTTATGTCGCGATAAAAAGTGGGGCATAAAGCAATTGATTAAGGCAGAGACAGCTTTGTATTATGGACCTCGGAAGGCGAAAGAAGTGCTGGTCCGAGCGAAGGCGGTTGGTCCATCCAGTCAGACAGAGCTATTTAATGACCGGATAGCGGAATACGAGAGGATGACAAGGAGTTTAACATGAGTAGAATATTAGTCGCATCTAAGCGACCGTAATATCAGATGGAGTTTAATATGAGTAAGACGTTGTTTAGTTACGCTAAGTCGCATTGTGCCAACTGGGGCAATCATAATGGCTGTTATCTCCATGAGGTGATAGAGTGGAATCCACCGAAAGCCGGGGCGGGCCGGTGTGTATTACTGGATGATGAGCCATGCGACTATTTCCGGGCTTGTGTTGTGAAGGTTGCCCCGGTCCCGATTCAGCAGGAATATATGGAGATAGACAAGAAACTTTCGGTGGTCAAAAAGACCTCTTGACCCCCTGTTTAAGGGGTGGTATTTGTAGAGGGTGTCAAAGTACCATTAAATTATAAAAGCCTCTGTTTCTGCACCTTTTCAGTCAAAAAGTGTGCAAAACAAGCCACTACAGAGAAAGGACAAGTGTCATGCCAATCAATAAAGTCAGGGAAATGAGTGAAGTCCAGAAAAAGAAGCACGCTCAACTTCCGAATGCTGAAAAGATATGTTTTAAGACGGCTTGTACAACACGCTCTAAGCGGGCGGCTATCAAGGCAATGTGTAGAGAGTGTTTTGGGTGGGAGAATCCGGTTAAGCAGATACGAGAATGCACCTCTAAAGATTGCCCATTATACAACCACCGTCCGTATAAATAGGAGACAAGTAATGGCTCATATTAAGTGTATTTACGAGGAATCAAACCCTCAGCAGGTGCGTGGCTTATGTAAATGCCCAGAGGCACATAGGTTAGCGGGTGTAGCAAGGAGTATCGGGATGTTTCAGTCGGCAACGATGGTTGAAAATCTCCTTTGCTCCTATCCGGACTGTGTTTTTTATGAAACTAAACTTGACAAACCCGGAACCGTGGAGTAGTGTTTAAGTAGCTAACTAAGGTGATATATGATTTCAACAAATAATAGCCCTGACGGACAAGTCTTTATTGCCTTGGTTAGCACTGTTGGGGCTATTTTTTTAATTACCGAGGTAGTTAGATGAGTGGTTACACTAAGCTGTATAAGAGCCTTATTACCAGTACGATATGGCAGGAAGATAATGCAACTCGAATATTGTGGATTACTATGTTAGCAATGAGCGAAATGGATGGAACGGTTGAGGGGTCAATACCTGGAATGGCAAGGTTGGCAGGGGTAACTATTCCAGAGTGTAAAGATGCTATCAAAGTGCTGACATCACCAGACGAATATAGCCGTACAAAAGATCACGAAGGTCGAAGAATCAAGGAGATTGACGGGGGATGGATTATCCTAAACCGTGACAAATACAGGGATAAGCACGAAAGTAGGGCAGAGTATTACAGGAACTATAGGGCTAAACAGAAGGAAGAGAGGGAGTGGAATACCACAACAGTTGCGCAACAGGATAGCAACAGCGTGCAACAGAATAACACACAGAAAGAGAAAGAGGAAAAGAAAGAGGAAGAGTTAAAGGAAGATAAATATAAAGAACTCTTTGACACTTTTCGTAAGAAATACCCTGCCAAAAAGAGAGGATTGAATACAGAATTCTATAACTTTAAGAAGAAACATAAGGATTGGAAAGAAGTATTACCACTCCTAATACCTTCTCTTGAACAGCAAATATCAATTAGAGATAATACACCGAGGGCAACTTTTATACCAGAATGGAAACAGTTGGTAACATGGATAAACAATCGGTGCTGGGAAGAAGAGAGTGGTGGCGATGTTAATATAGGTAAGACAGAGGACTTTTCAGAACAGACCAAGACAGAGGTGGCAGGGATGAAGATACCTAAATATCCTTCACCGAAACAAGAACCAAATGACGATGTACCTTTTTAAGGAGACAATGATGGCTAAGAAGAAAAAAGAAGTAGAAAAAGTTGTGGTATCTGTGGAAGTTGAAGCTGGAGTGTATGAAGATTTGGATATTCGGGCCACTGCTTTCAACACGATAGTGGAGTTACAGCAGGGTGTCCACCAGAAGCAGTTGCTTATGAAGACGAAGCATGACCAATACAAAACAGCCAAGCAAGAATACGAGGCTGCTGTGGAGTTTCTGATGGAGCAGATTGTGGCCCTGGGTAGGGAAGAGCCTTTGTTCGATCAGGCTAACCAAGATGACACACCTGACAAGGGTGAAGACGAGAATATGACTGCCGAGGAATTGGCGGGAGTGAAAGATGACTAAAGACATCATCACCTTCACCGTACCCGGTAGCCCGCAATCGTTAA